TTTAATTTTACTCTTTGAGTAAGCTCATTGTAATAGTTATCTGATTCTGTGTCAAATCCTTCCGCTACTAATCCACGGTGTATTCTTTGTGCATAGTCGGTCATATCTTGATCTTTTTGAAACCAAGTATTCTCTGCTGCCCAATCAAGAGCTTTTTGAGAGGGTTGTCTTAGATTTTGCTGTGGAATTTGAGCTTGAGGTTGAGATTCCATTTCTTTTTGAAAAGCCTCATACTCTTGTTCTTTTTTCTGCTTTGTGACACGTATTCTTTCCGCTTCTAAATCTAATTTTGTCAGCGCTTGTCTAGCCTCTTCTTCTTTTGTGTAATCCCCAGCCTCTCTTGCTCTAATTAAATTTTCTTTAGCAAGGTCAGATGCCATTTTGTTTCTAACTTCACTCTCAGACATATAACCTTTATCAATGTCATAAGTTTTCTTTTTACTTTCATTTAATTGCTGTTGAACACTTTGTGCATATTGTAAGGCTGCTTCTCTTTCTCTCTCAGCCTCTCTAACTTTGAATGTAAGTTTATCAATACGTTTTTTTACTTTGTCCGAATATTGATCCATCTCCTCAGATTGTTCCTGAGCGACTTCTACATCAGGTTTTAGTGGATCTTTTTCTTCTGTTTTTATTTCTTCATATTTGTCAGGTTTTACTGCACCGTGAGACTTGTCTTCTAATTCGATTTCCGCTCCTTCGCCTGATATATCTAGATCTACGAGCTTTTCATCTTTTACAGTTTTAAGTTCTGTTTGCATGGTTAACCTCCCATGTTATATTATTGTTAATACGTCTTCAGGTGTTTCAACGGTTCCGAGTATTTCATCATCATTTAATAACCTGACCTCTCCTCCTTCAATCTTTAGTCTTGATCCTGCGTATCTGCCAAACACGACCCAATCACCTTGTTTACACCAAGGTCCATTAGGAAACTTTTCTTTATCTTTATATGCATCGGCACCTGTATCTAATACAAGAGCGACTGATGCTGTCAATTGTGAATCCTCAATAGTTTTATCAGTAAGTAGGACTCCACCTTTTGTTTGTTGCTTTGCTTTAAATGGTAATACCAATATACGCCATCCGACTGGCTTTGGTAATTTTTGTAATTCTGTTCTATCTGCCTTAACACCCTCATTAGGATTGTTGTATTTTTCCATAATGTGATCAGGCACATATAATGTTTTAGTCATCAATTTTCTCCTCTTCGTCCAGCAGGCGAGAAAGCTCCTGTTGGCATATGTTTAACATATGTAATTTACCTTGAATATACTTATATTCTTCAAAATTTTCAACCCCTTGTGTAAATGCATCAAAAAGTTGTTGAGAATATAATTTTAATTGTTTTTGATACTCGTATAGTGCTCTGGTGCTCATGTTAAACAGTTAAGACCAGGACACATTTTTTCTAATCTCAATTGATTTCCGTCTTTTGCAGAGTACCAAGTTTGTTCTTTACTTTGATTAACTGTAAACGAGGGTGCTTTTACTTTAGGTAATGTTAAAGATACAGCTTGTTTAACAGCCTCTAATTCATAGTCATCTCCAAACATAACACCATCATCTTTAAGTTTTGGCCACCAATTTTCTATATCATCTATAACTGCCTCATACTCATGAGCGCCATCAACCATTATGTAATCTATTGATCCATTTTCAAATTTATCTAAGATTTCTTTACTGTCTGATCTACCTTGACATGGTATGACCATATCTCTGCCTATAAAAAATTTAAGATTTTCTTTAAACATAAATAAAAAATCTTTAGGTAATTTTAAGGAAGCGTGTTCAGAAGATCCAGAAAAAGTATCAATGCAATATATTTTTACGTTGAATTTGTTTGCATTAAATAAAGATGTCGCTAAGTAATGTGTAGATCTACCAAGAAAAGATCCTATCTCTACTATCTTCCCATCATCTGGTATTAAATCAACAATATGATCGTAAGTCTCTGAATAGTTAAACCATCCAGGTATTTTGAAATAAGTTTGTTTCATAGTTAAGTGCCTTTTTTATTTGTCTTAACTATTTGTATATTTTTAGGTGGGATTTTCAACCCTTGTGATTGAGGTCCCTTCTTAGGTGGCACTGTTTTTGTCAGTCTCTTCATTTTTACATGTGCATCCTACGCACCCACATTCATTGCAAGATTGATCACAATGACACGGACAATCGCATTTCATACATACTCCTTTCATTTCTTTTTTGTTATTAATCCCATTGCGCCTTTTGCTCCCTTGATGCCAAAGCTCGCACTGCAGGCGATGTACAAGAGGTGCTTATAATAATCAGGGAGTGAGTGTAATGCTTCAAAACCCGCTTTTATATGTGGTGTCCATCCGGGTATGAAGACTGCCACCGCCGGAACCAACAGGCATATCAAAATTAGTTCGTCTTTCCAGCTCCCTTTCATTTGATCAACCGCAGTAGCCTCCCACGAAATTTTTCCAGCTATCTGCTGCTCTTTTAGCGACTTCTGTGCCTTGATTTCAGTCAAAGCAAGGTCCGCTTTTGCTTTTTTTGTCTCAACAAAGCCTTTTACCGCATCAGTAACCATATTTGCGATAGGGCCTACTAAAAAATTCATCATTTTTTCTTTACTCCCTTAATTTTACCTTTGTTTATGCTTGCATAGAACACTTTTGCACCTTCTTTCTTGCCATATGTCTTAGACATGGCTCTTTTTATTTTTTTACCCTTCTTGTTTAGGGGCATTTGTTCTCTCTCTAGCTACATCAGCACGTAAATTTGCTAAATCGTAGTCTTTTTGTAATTTTTGTGCGTCTAAAACTTGTTTGTAATCAAATTGATTCTCTCTAAGACCTTGTTGTTCGCCTTTTAATTGTGAATCCATCTCCATTTCTGCTTGTCTCAGTGCTAACTCTTGTTGTTTAAGCATTACAAGTGGGTCCATGTTTTGATCTTGCATAGATTCTGCCTCTTCTAGCACCATTTGTTCTGTAATTTTTGCTATTTCTTCATCAATTTTTATACCACGTTGCATTTGTAGAGCTTGTATTTGTTCTGGAGGTATCTGATCACCAAATTGTGCACGTAATTTTTCTGCTTCTTCTACTAAAGCTTGATCAACTACCTGCGTTGCTAGTAAAGATACATGCTGCATAATATGAGATGTTAAATTCATCACTGCCATAGGATTAGCCTTGACCAAAGCAGATGACATAAAGAATCTATGCGACTTAATATGTAGCTCATGATTTTGTTGAGGGAAGGCTTGTAAGTTTGCACCTTTTAAAACTACACTATGTTCTAGTGCAGGATCTTGTGGTTGTGGTCCTTTTGGAATAGGTAAAATTTGTTCAACATCTTTCACACCTAATGCGATATACATTCTTCTATATGCTTCATAGAGATTATGTATTTGTGGGTTTGACTGTGCAAGTTGTAATTGATTTTGTGCAAGAGTAACTCTTTGCGACATAGAAAAAATATTTGGATCTGAAACCGGTAGAATATCTATGGAGTCTGCAAAATCTAAAACTTTTATTTCTCTTGGACCACCAGTAACATTATACGGATATACTGGAGGTAGAGTTAATTTAAAAATATTAGCAAGAAGATTAAATTCTTTTTTCTGTGCGTAGTGTAATCTTTTGTGAACTGCAGACATAACTTTTGTGCCACGTTCCATCAATGCCATTGTGGTGCCGACTGGTGTCTGTGAGCTACCTATCTCAGATAGTTGCATGTCTGCTACTGCTGCAAATTGTTTACCTGCATCTACACACACGCCTAATAGTTGTAATAAAACTTGATCGGGACCTTTGTAAGGTAAAGGCATTAATGCTTCACGAATAATTCCATTGGGTGCATCGACATCTCTAAACTCACCAGGTTGTAAAGGTTGATCATCATCACGAACTCTTAAACCTCGTGACTTAAAACCTGCTGGTAAGTTGGATAGTGTTCCAGCATCTAGTAATTGACGTAAAGCAGATGTAGCAGTTCTAGTTAAACCGCCAATCATATGTATTAATCCAAAACCGTAAAAACCTAAACCAGGTAAAAACTTATAATGTACAAAATACTCATTCTTTTTTTTAAGTGGATCTTGTTGACTATAATTTCTGTAAACACTTAATACTTTACCTGATGTTCTATCTATAGTCACTATGTAAGGAAGCATAATCCCACTAGGTTCGCCAGTCTTAGCATTCATGTCTTCAAAACCCTCTAGGTCTAGATCAACATGTATTTCATATAGCTCAGCCATATCGCTAAGGTAATCTGATTTAGTTCCGTCTATTTGATCTTTCTTTTCTTGTACACCAGAAGTATATTCATCGCTTTCATAAGATTGCAAATCAATGTCTAGGTAAAATCCTGATACTTGTTTTTTTCTTAAGTCATTCATAGACATTTTAATGACTTGTGTAATTCTCTCACAACTATCTAAATCTGATGCACCGTATGGTACGATAACATCTTCTGCAGGAATAAATTTAGATGTGGCTCTGTTTAGTGTTTCTTCAAAATATATTTTTTTAAATGCACTTCCAGATAAGGGTAACTGAAATAGTAACTGATCCATCTCTGGATTGTATTCTTCCATGTTATGAGTAATCTCATAATTCATGTAATCTTTAACACGCTCGGCTGCTTGTTGTAATTGTGTCGTGTTTGCACCTACAACTTGTGTTCTCACAGGACCATCACTAGGTAAAAGCTCAACATAAGACATTGCTTGGAACTGTGTGACTGCCTGCGCTAACATTGGGTGATTAACACTTGAGGCACCTCTAAATGGTCTAGTCCTCTCTTCATATTTGAAACCTAAGAGATCTAAACCCTTTGTGTAAGACTGCTCCCAATCATCTCTTGATGATTTATCAGCTTCAATCTTTTCAACTAATTCGTTAGATAAAGATTGCATATAACCTTCATCTAACACCTCTGCTAAGTTAGATGTAAAACCTGTTGCTATTGGTGTATCTTGTTGTCCAACTATAGCACTACCGTCTTCAATAATTTCAATATTAGGATCGCTTGATGTATCTAAATCTACGGTAGTGCCTGTCTCTTCTACCTCGATTCTATCATCTGCTGAAGTTATTCTTTGATTATCTTCGTTAGGATCGTCTGATGTGCTGTTATATTTATCTACCATATTGACCGAATATATCTGTGATTGAAACTAAACTATCTTTTGCAATTGTGCCACCATCTTTTTTCTTAAACATATAGAAAGGCCCTTTTGATTGTGGACTATCTAATGTCAACGTAACCATATCTACAAGTTGTGGGTTGAACTCCTCTATAACAATTAAGGCATCATTTATAGTGTCACCCTCGCCTAATGGCACAAAATTTACACTGTCATCATCAGCACGTACAAAAAAATCTTGAAATTGTCCTGGAGCCACCTCTCTAGTTAACACGACATCTTTATCTCGGTAACCTCCACCACTTACAAATCTTCTTATTTGTTCATTATAAAATTCATCTAAACCCTCTTCGCTATCTGCAGTTGTACGTCTAGCCACATCCTCTTTATTTAACTTTAAACCACCGTCTACATCTCTATTTAAAAATCTTAAAGCCTTGCTTGGTTTGGTATTATCAACAATTTTTTCTATTGCAACATTACCTTTGTATTTTTTTGCAATGTTCTTCATTTGTTGAACAGTAACTTTGCCATACAAATTGTTAAATTTTACACCCGCAGCACCAGTTGGGTCTTTGCCCCATCTTTGGTTAACTTTATCCGCTGGCATTATTGCTACTTTGTTTATGCCTTTTGTTTGTGCATCTTTTATTGTTGCTTTCAACAACAAGTCAACATAGTCGGGTTGTTTATTAAATGGTATTGGAGGAAATAATTCTAAATCTTTAAAACCTCCATAAACAGAGTCTATGCTATCACTACTTTGTCCAAACGCTGTTAAAGTATCAGACTCATCACTAGAGGGAACTTTAACAGCTTTTAAATCTCTTTCTAACTCACTATCTCTTGTAAGATCTAAAAGATTATCTAAAACTTTTTGTTGTTGTGTCTCGACATTAGCTATGCTGAACAGAGTCTCAGGATTTGGTGTTTGAATGTCTATATCTGCAAGTTTGTTAATTTGCTCTTGTAAATCTCTTAATTCTTTTGCGTAAGTAGGAATTAACTCTTTACCCGCTGTATTAGGGAAAGGTTTAATTGCGGATAAATTTTGTTGTAGTTTTTCTAATGTAGCAGGGGGAAACTCATTATTAATATTTTCCAAAGCACGTTCACCCATTTGTCGATCATAAATATCACCTTGCTGTATTCTTTGATTAGCTCTTTCTTTTATGTTTTCAATTCTTTTTAATAACGCATTTAATCTCTCTTGTTCTTTGCGAACTTTTGTTAACATGTCAGTCTGTAATTCTTGTATGACTGCCACTGTCTGTCCATCTACGTTTTTGTAATCAGCAACTCTAGTAAATCCTAAAACATTTTCTTCTGAGTAATGTCCACTCGCAACAAATGGTTTACCCTCACCAGGTAAAGGTCCTGATTGCACTACGACTTCTCGGTAGTTTTGTCCAGCCTCGTCTAGTGGTTGATTACCCGCATTTTTATGTCGTGGCCTACCAAGAAAATCTAAAAACGCAGGATCTGCCGGAACATTTGTTCCATCTTGTTTTACCTTAATACTAATATTACCCATAGGTGATGTTTCGTAAAAGTCTACGAGTTGCTTTTGTGTAATTTTTTGATTTGGGTAGTATTGTGCAAAGTCACTTAAATATTGCATAATACCTGAGTCGTTCAACTCTGCCTCAGGTGCAGCCTTACCTTTGAAAAAGTTTTGCCAGTCTTGTGGTCTTGCAGCCTTTGGTGCGTTAGGGTCCATAATAGTTTCTAGTGTAAAAGATTTAAAAGCAAAGTCGGATGGTTGCATTTGTTGTGTAGCAGGTAATGTTGTACCTGGTGGTCCCACCTGCGTATCTGTTTGTATTTTTTTCTTTGGTGTTTCTACAGCGTCTACTTTACCAAACACCTTAAATAATTTTGTAGGATTAAATGCAGTAAGGTTGCCTGAGTCTACTGCTTGTTGAAAGAAGTCCTGTCCGTCAAAAGCTGGGTCAGGCATAAACTGTTGTTGATTAATATTTTGCAACGGATCACCGCCAATGGCCATACGTACAGCTCCGCCTTTTTTAAATCTAATCTCAGGATCAATATCGAAAGCTTTTTGTGAAAAATTAAAAAAACCGAATCTTGCGTATGGTGTCTCAGTAAAACCATCAACAACAACATCTTTTGCTTTAGGTGATTGGTCACTAATTTTAAACAAACTAGGGTCTTTCAATAAAGCTTTCATAAGTCTATCAAAACGAGCTGTTTTATCTTTAAATGATTCACCTTTTTTTGAACCTATTAAAATATCATTAAACTTATTATTACCCTTTATCTCTCCAGCTATCTTAGATCTTTTATCGACACCACCTATCGCTTCATTAATTTTTTCTATTACCTCTGGAGTTAGTTTATCTTTGTCTAATCTTCGATATGCAGCCATACCCTTTTTCTTCATAACCTCATTGAAGTATCTAATATTATTTAAGGCTGCATCCATTGCATCATTATCTTTACCTATGTTTCTTCTTATGATATCAACTGCATTATCTAATACATTTTCAGCCATGTTTTGTAATGCTATGTTTTCTCCACCAAAATTTACTCTTACTAAGAAAGGTATATTACCTAAGCCTCTTAAACCTTTTTCATTACCGACAAAATCAGATATTCTATAAATATGTGATATATGACCTGAGAAGTTTTTCTTTGCTGCTTGTATTGCATCATCTAGAGTTTTAATTTCTCTTGGAGGTGGTCTGTTTTCAGCAATCGCTTTTTTTATTGCAACTTCATTGTGTCGCTTCATTTCTGCAAAAACTCTGTCCGATAACGTTGGACTAGACCTAACTGTCTCTTCAAAATTTTTAGAGGTGTACTTACTAAGGTTTACTGTTTCATTATATATTTTAAGATAGTCTTTTTGTAGGTTAGGAAATTTCTTACCCATTCTCTTTGCTAATCTGTTTTCAACGTCATCAAACAATCTAGCAATTGCCTCTTGATTTTGTTTTAAGTCATAAGCGGGATCGGTTTTTTTTAATATACCATAAGTTTCGGCAAGATCCTCAAAGTCATCTATATTCCCAAATGCTTTTGATCTAAAATAGTTTCTTATTTTGTTAAGTTGAAAGTCATAATCTACATTCATATTCTTAACATCTACTAAATCTTTTGTGCCCCTAGGAATGTATTGTGTAAATAAATCCTCTGTGCTAGGTCTTTTATTTAATGTGAGGTCCTCAAGTTTTTTTATTTGATTTGCAGATAGTCCACCGAATCCTCCTCTACCTGTTTGTAACAATGATTTTACAGTGATAGTCTTGCCTGAAGGTAATTGAATTGGATCATATTGTCTTTGCCCTAAGTTTTGTTTCTTAGGATCTGCTTCTAATTCTTTTATAAATTTATCAACTTCATTACTTGTTTCTGTTCTTGCTTGTAGTCTCAAATCTCCTGTATTAACTTTTTGTGCAAGACTAGGGTCTTGAAAATTTTTACCACTTTTTGCCCATTTAGTTATAGCCTCTCCAGTGACTTTGAAACCTTGTGCGTTTAATTGATCTTTAAGGCGTGTACTAAAAATAGGTTCATCAGAGTTTTTTAATATGTTTTCTGCAGCGTTCATCCATGGTGCGTAATCTCCAGCAACTCTTGGAATTTTTTTCTCAGGATCAAAGTAATCCAATACTCTTCTGACAACGGCCAATTTAGATGCTCTATTCTTACCTTTTGAAGCTATTGAACCTCCTGCCTTTTCTACAAAATCTAAAAATCCAGAGGGACTTATGTATTCATTTTGTTTTGTATACTCATCAAAGGAGCCTCTTAATGGTTCATAATTTTTTTGTGCTCTTGCTTCTTGACTTTTTCTGATGCGATCATCTAATTTATCATATCTACCTGGACTCCCTTCATCTGCGGGTGCTAAATTTACTTGTTGTCTAGTCATACCTGGTGGACCTTCTGCTCGACCAATCGCAGGTAATGGTTCACCACCAAATAATTGTTTAATTTGTCGTACTTCTGGTAAATCAGATGTTGATTTCAAAACAGCGTTAATATTCTTTAATCCTATACCTGCTAATTTTTTTAGTGCCACTGGTGGTAACAAAAAATCTAAAGAGTCAAGTGGTG